CGACCGGACTTTCCGACTCCGCAAATCTCGTTCGAAATAATCAGGCGAATACGATTCCGATAAACGGTCAAGTGATTGGCGCAACCGGTGCAAGTACGAATGTTGTACCATTGACGGTGCAAGGCGCGGTCGGAGCAACGGCGCATACGTTTGATGTCAACTATCAAAACGGCGCTGCGATCTTTCATGTGGATGCGGACGGCACAACGCACTGTGAAGCCCCGTTTTATGGGGCATCAGTCGTAACCGGAGCATCATATAATTCCACTGGACCGTTCAATTTTCTCAGTAGCCCAACTGTGGTTAATTGCTCAACTTCTGGAACAGTAACATTTAGCCAACCGTTCCAGGGTGTTTCGTATAAGAAAGTTGTGATCTATTGCACTGCTGCGGTGGGCACAGCGGACTATACATTTCCTACCGCGTTCACGAACACGCCGACTGTGATGAGTTCGAACGGATTGGCAACAACACTAGTCACATCGCTTTCAACAAGTGCCGTCACTGTGACAGGCGCAACCTCAACTGGAATTATCATCATCGAAGGGTATTGAGTGAAAACGATTCTCTTCACGATTCTCTTATCGTTCGGCGCGGCGCAATGCAGCGATACGCTGGTTTGTTTTCACGACGCTCCGCTGAAGTATAAGAAGGCGTGTCGCGCGGCGCTCGTTCGAAAAGGAATTGTGTTTCGTGAAGTGCGAGCGAGCATCTTTGAAACCGGCGTGATTCATTTCTGTTGGATTGAAAGCGCGATTCACTTCACAAGCTACGGTCCGCCGCTTGAGCCAGTGCAGGGCGATTACTTTGTCGGGAATTCGGAAATAATCTGGCTTGAAGCGGTCGGCGGCGGAACGATCATCACAGCCTGCGCGGATACTTGGAAGAAGTATTGCACGGCGGATATGATCGATTACGAAATTCGGCTCGCAACGGAGAAGTGACTATGCTCGGCACTTGGACGCCAGACCAAATTCACGCCACGATGATGGACTTTTTGGCCATCGTAACTGCGATCAGCGCCCTTGTCGCAGCTGTTGGCGTGGCGCTCAGTAAGATTCGCGGCGACAAGATTCTCAACGCAGCCAACACCGCAGTCGCGCAGAACAACGTATTGGCAGACAAAGCGGACGAGCAAGTCCGAACGACAGTCCAAGCGGCAGAACGGTTGGAAACCACAACGCAACAAACCGCTGCTGCGTTGTCCACCGAAAACAAAGACATCGCCAAGAAGTTGTTTGAAGCCACGGACACGATTCACGAGAAGGTTAATGGTCGGTTGACCGAGGCGTTGAAGACGACAGCGGACGCTTTGGCGCGCGTCGCGGAAATCACAGGGCGGTCGGAAGACAAGATCGCGGCCATGCACGCGCGGTCTGTCTTGAACTCCAATGAAGGGATCACCGATGCGAATCATGCTTAGTGTTGTCGTGCTGCTGGCTTTGACGGGTTGCAGCATGAGCGATCTGGCGGGGCACGTGGTCGGTGGCGTCAACGTCGATCCAATCAACGGCAACGTCGGGATCGGCGTCACGATCAAGGACGCGCGGCAGTCCTGCAAGGCGCAGAACGACGCGGCGCGGAAGGCGCTGAAGGCCAGCTACGCCCAGGCGCGGCGTGAGATGGATGCGGTTGAGAAGCGCGAACTAGATAAGTTGGCGGCGGAGCGAAAACTGTGCGATGTGGTGCAGCTTCCGCCTGTGGTTTACATTCCTTCTCCGCAGCCCGAACAACCGCCCGTATTTCAACCGGCGCTACCCGCGCCCGGAGAAATTCCCGAAGAAGGCACGTTCAAAGCGATCAAGCCGGTGTGTCCGAAACCCTGAAAGTAGGTTCCTGTGTTGGTCAGTCTGATCATTACGCTCGTCATACTGGGTTTGATTTTATACCTGATCGAATTGCTGCCGATCGACGGCGCAATCAAAACGATCATCCGCATTCTGGTGATCGTGATCTGCATCCTGTACGCGATTCGCGCGCTGGGATTTGTTGGCGGTGGGCCTTACTGGATCTTTTGATCATGCCGATTACCAAAGCCGTCGTTCTCGCGGGATCGAATAAGTTCCCGTATCTCAACAGCACGCTGCCGTCGTGCGTGCTGGACTGCGAGAACATGCTGCGATGGTACGGCGCGACGTTTGACATCAAAGACTGCCCGTATCTGCTGCTGCGAAACGAACGCTTCACGGTGTTCAACTTCTTCAACGGCATTGCGCGGTTGATCCAGGCATATAAAGACATCCGCGACATTGCGATTGGATTCAGTTCACACGGAACTGTTGGGCCGGTTGACGGTCAGAATCACGCGATGGTTGTTACCTACGGATCGCGTTGGGATGACATCAAAAACTCGTTCATCCTCGATTCCGCGCTGGCGGCAATGGCCGCTCAGTTTCCGAACGTGCGATTCTGGATCACGGCGGACATTTGCGAGTCGGCTGATTTGGCGTTTAAGATTGTCGGACGCACGGCGATCAACAAGTTCATCGATCCACCGGAGCACGTTCAGGACGTGATCGACCACAACGGCGGAATGAGTGCCGTTCGTTCGATCATGCCGACGTTGCCGAATGTCGCGTACGTGAGCGGCACGGGCGGTCAAGGGTATTACTCGATCGACGAGGGCAACGGCGGCGCGTTTACGAAGCACTGGACGAAGATGTTGAAGCCAGTTGGGAGTGCGGTGGAAATCGCCACGATGCTCGACAAGGCGATGGACCCGCAACAGCAACCCCAACCGCACGGCGGTCTCAAAAACGAAAAGTGGTTCAGTTAAAAGCGAGGTGTATCCTGTACCGCATCGATCCTGACAATTTTGACGGTCCCCGCCCTGAGTCCAGCCACGACCCAGCGCGCGACTATTGGGCGCTCGCCCTTGCCGTCGTGCTGATGTTCGGCCTGATCATCTGTTCACAATCGCTGTGCACGAAAGACGCTGAGTTTCCGCGCGTGGAATACAAAGACGCGCCATAACGGAGTTAGCAAGTGAGAGGGAGTAATGGATCCGCCGCGCAAGGGAGAGACGCTTCGATACTGCGATCACTGCCGCTGCACTAGGACGATGAAAGTCTTAGTGGATAGCAGCACTCTCTGTTACATTTGCGGCACGGAAAAAGGCCCGCGGGTGAAGGTGGACCCGGACGCCGCGTGGCGACGGCAAGGCGAAGCGGAAGCGCAATGGCAAACGGATTGGGGTAGTGAATGAATACGCCTTTGTTTGTATCTATTGCCGTGTTGAGTGCTTTCGAAACGGCGATCATTGAAGAGGACGACATGGATACGCGCCAGTATCTCATGCGCATCCATAACGAGATTTTGACGGAACGAGAATGAAGATTACGGCGTTCGGCGATCATCGCGTGTTCGAAGCAAAGCTAAAGGCTATGCCGAAAAACATTCGCAACCGCGTTCGTTGGCAGTTAAAGCGTGCTGCCGACGTAATCGCTGCCGAAGCTCGTAAGAACGCGCCACGAAAGACAGGCGCATTGCGCGATTCGATTCGAACAAGAAGCGCGCCATATACACGCGGGCGCGTGACGAACGATTTGATGTGGGAAGTTCACGTTAATATCGAGTACGCGGGATATGTTGAATTTGGCACAAGTCGTCCAACTCCAGAATTTCGCTTTCTCCGCAATGCCGTCCGTAATACAAAGCAGCAAGTCTTGAAAATGATTAGCGAGGCGATCAATCAAGGAATTCAAGATACGGTTGAAACCGTTGGCGTTCGAATCACGAGCGCGAATATTGGAATTCTGGATGCGGCGGTTCTGGCATAATGGATATTTTCGACGGAGTATACAACTACATTTCAGGCAGCGCGACACTCTTGACGTTGCTTGGAAATCCGTTGAAATTGTATCCAGAAATTGCGCCGCAAACGGCGGCGCGTCCATACATCATTTTCACAAACCATTCGACGAATCGCGAGGTTCATTTGAATGGCGCAAGCGCGATTGCTGATTTTTACGTCCAGTTTGATGTGTATGCCGACAATGTTTCGGATCGGTTTTTAGTCTCGGATGCGCTGCGAAATTACTTGCATACTCGGCAAAATGCGGTATTACAAGATAATACTGCGAATCGAGCGGTTTTGGAGTGGGCGGAAATTCAGAGCGACATGCAAATAATGAAGCCGCTGATGGATGGAAGTGAAGTCGCGATGTTTTGCCGTGAAATGGTTTTTCGCCTTGTGATTGATGAACCGAAGCCGACGTTGCCGTAAGGAGATTCTGATATGGCATATCCCGATGTAAGAGAAGCACAGGGCGCTACGATCATTTGCGGCACGTCGTCTTGGACTGCTGAGATTCTCGACATCAAGCGGTCTGGTCCAAAGTTCGAAAAGTTGGACGTGACGAAGCTCACTTCGACGGTTGCGAAGGAGTACATTCGCGCGTCGTTGTACGATTCCGGCGAACTGGATTTGACGATCCATTTCAATCCCGACAATCCATACCCTGTCACTTCGACAGGCGAGACGTTCACGATTCTGTATCCGGCAATCGGAACAGCCACGGCGAACACATCGCGGTCGCAAACAGCATCGGCGGGTTTCATCCTGGAAGCTCCGCATTCCGTCCAGTTGGGCAAGATCATGGAAGGGACGATGAAAGTCTGTCTGACTGGCGCGGCGAGCCATACGAATACGCAGTAATAAGCTCATGGTTGCGCGCGACAATCGAGCAACGGTTTGGGTTCGCAAGATACCAGACATCGCGCATGTAAGCCGTGAGAGCATTCAATTCGACCGCTCGAATCCTTTCCCGCGAACGCGCCGAAGCGGGTATCAGAGCAACGGGTATTGCGCACGATACCCCTCATTTACGGGCCGAGTTATCCACGGAAGGCGCAAAAAGGAAAACTGAATGGCATTACGCGACAAGCTCAAGCAAACGAATTGCTTTAAGGTCATCACTATTCCTGAATGGGACACGGGCGGGGAAGTGATTTCTGTTCGCGCGTTGACGATTGAAGAGCAAGAGGCAATTGACGCGGCGCGCCCGGAAGATGATTCCGACGCAAAAGCGGATGGACGCAAGAAAACGACTTTCGTACTGCTGACGTTTTGCTTCATGTTGGGTGACTCCGCCGGAAACCGCGTTTATCCCGACGCGAGCGAAGCGGACTTCAAAGAGATTCGTTCGAAGATTCCGGCGAAAGTGATTCAAGAAGTGATTCGTCAAGCGGGCGAATTCTCGCTTGAAGCCACAAAAAAAAACTAGCGGTCGGGACAGACGATCATTTTTGGAAAGTTCTGACTCTATCGATAGGTGGATGTACTGAACGCGAATTGCGCGAACGAATGAGCGATGCCGAGTTTCGAGAGTGGCGTTTGTTTTACGAGATTCGACCATTCGGTGATGAATGGCAAGACTGGCGGGACGGATACCAGACGGCGCATATCGTTTCCTCAATGGCAACTTTGCCGGATGGAACGATGTTCCACAAGTTCATCGAAACGTGTATGCCTCTGATTCAGGGGCGAAACAACAAATGGCGCGGCAGAATGACGCCAGAAGAGCAAGCGGCGTTCGGGGCGTCGGTAAACGCGGAGAAGGCGCATGGCGGGTGAAGGCGACATTATTGCAGGGCTTGGCCTTGACATGTCCGACTTCTCGGCGGGTTTGGACGGCGCGCTTGATCTCGCCAAGAAGTTTGTGTCGTCGTTTGTTTCGATGATGACGACCGGCGTCGAGAAATCATTTTCAAAAGTCCGAGACGAATTCCGTCAATCCGGCAATTTCGACATTACCACGAAACAAATGCAGCAATTACGCTTTGCGGCGGATCAATCCGGCACTGCGTTTGGCACGATGGAAATGGCGCTCCGTCGAATCAG